TATAGTTGGGATGACGTAGATGATAAAGCCTTAAGGGGCGATAATGGCACTAACTAGCTATTCTGACTTAACTAGCACCATCTCCAGCTATCTAGCTCGTAGCGACTTAGATAGCATTATCCCCACGTTTATCTCTTTGGCAGAGCAGCGCCTACGTAGAGAGTTACGTATTCGGCAAATGCTAGTGATTGCCCAGGCTACTACTACAGGTGGCGATTCTACTGTTGGATTGCCTAGTGACTACTTAGAGATGCGCGATATTCATATTGCGGCTAATCCTAATGGCACGCTTGTTTACGATACGCCTAACCTGTTTTATAAAAAGACTATCTCAACAGAATCAGGGCAGCCTAAGCGTTACACGGTACTAGCTTCTGAGTTGCAATTGGGGCCAGTACCTGACGGTGCTTATGTCTTGCAAATGCTGTACTACGCTCAACCTGCTTTCCTAAGCTCTACGAATCCTAGCAATGTCTTTATGGCTAACTGTCCTGATGCTTTGCTTTATGCTGCGTTAGGTGAGGCAGAACCGTATCTAATGAATGATGTGCGACTACAGACATGGGGTACGTTGTACGAGAGAGCTATTGCAGCTATTAACGTCGCAGATGATTCTGGTGAGTATAGCGGTCAACCCATGTCCATGTCTTTTAACTAGGGATTATTATGGCTGAGATGTCTAACTATCTGGAAAATGCGCTCATCAACGGAACACTGCGAAACACCGCGTACACGCCGGTAGCAACTGTTTACGTTGGTTTATATACTAGCGACCCGACTGACGCTAACACTGGCACAGAGGTAGATGGTGCATCGTATGCGCGAGTAGCTGCTACCTTTGGCGCTCCTAGTGATGGTGCATCAAGTAATACGGCTGCTATTGAGTTTGCCCAGGCTACTACTGAGTGGGGTACTGTTGGCTGGATTGGTATCTTGGATGCGTCAACGTCTGGCAATCTTCTTTACCATTCACCATTGGATGCTGCAAAGCTAATCGAGATTGGCGATGTATTTAAGATCGCTATCGGTAACCTTACCGTTACGTTTGCATAATGGCTGACATCTGCGGCCCATTCACGCTTGAGGATTTAGACCAATTTGGTACGCTTGATAGCTTGCCATTTTCGTTAGATAGTAGCGTATGGGAAAGCACGACTACTTGCATTATGTTTTTTGCAAGCGACATTAGCAATACTGCTACTGTTACGGCTTTGGGCGGCATGAATGTAGAAGGCTCTGGCAGCATAGAAGCAAACGCTACGGTATCGGCTAACTCTTTTAGAATACGCAATGGCGTTGCAGATGTTGATGCGATTAGCTCGATCATCATCAAGGGCTATATCTATGGCGAAGAATGGGCAGACGTATCTGAAGAATCTAATACTTGGAGTATTGTTTCTGCTAATAGCAATACATGGACTAACGTACCTGCTGGAACTAATACATGGCTAAGACAAAACTAGCATTTGGTGAGTGGCTGCCAGACCAGCCTGGCATTACAGGTGCGTTGACTGACGCTAATAACTGTATACCTGTTGCTACTGGCTACGCTCCTTTGGGTGCTGAAGCAGAATATAGTACCGCTGCTGGTCAAACTTTAGTGACTACATTTGCCGGTAAGTTTGCTGGATTGTCTACGTTGTTTGCTGGTGGTGCTACTAATCTGTTTAAGTACGATAGTGGCGATAGAGGTCTTGACGCTTTAACGACGACAGGCTACTCCACCACTTTGTTTTGGGATGTTACGCAGTTTGGCTCTGAGATGATTGTAGCTAATGGCACTGAAAAGCTACAGGCTTATACGTTAAATGTAATAGGTGAAACATTCAGTGATTTGTCTGCTGACGCTCCTACTGCTAAGTATGTAACAGTAGTGCGCGACTTTGTGGTGGCTGCAAATGTTGAGGATTATGAGAACAAGGTTTATTGGTCTGACATCAACGACGAAACTAACTGGACACCTGGCGCAACAAGCCAGGCAGACACACAGGTAATCGCTGATGGTGGTGATATTAAAGGTTTAACGGGTGGTGAGTACGGATTAGTGCTGCTTGAAAAAGCCATCTTCCGTATGTCCTATATAGGTAGCCCGTTGTTTTTCCAATTTGACGCTATTTCACGCAGTTTAGGCTGTATTTCTAGCGGTAGTGTGACTCAATACAACGGCTTGACATACTTTTTGGCTACAGACGGATTTTATGTGTGCGATGGTCAGACGGTTAAGTCTATTAGTGCTGGAAAAATAGACCGTTGGTTCTTTGATATTGCTAATACAGGTCAACTAGATCAGATGTCTAGCACTGTTGACCCAGTTAAGCGGCTAATTATATGGTCGTTTAAGGATAACTTTGCTAATACCAATATTTTAATCTATAGCATTGATTTCGGTAAGTGGTCGCATGGTGATACTACGGCTGATGCTATCTCTATCGTTATTACTCCCGGAGTGACCCTTGAGGGGCTTGATTCATTTAGCGCAAGCATTGATGCCTTAACAGTATCGCTTGATGATCGTCAGTGGGATGGCGGCCAATCGTTGTTTGCTGGTGTTCAAGGACAAAAAATTATTACGTTTGGCGGCACTAACAAGCAATGCTCTATTGTTACTAATGACATTGATAACGGTAGGTCTGTGATTACCGGAGTTAGGCCGATTATTGACAATGGAACGGCTGACATCTCAATCTGCAATAGAAACCTGCTAGGAGACCCTATAGCGTTTACTACTGCTGTTAGTACAGACAGCGAAGGAAAAGCCTCTATGCGCGTTCCTGGTCGTTATATGAGGGTAAAGGCATCACCTGTTGGTAATGCGTGGAAAACTGCCGTGGGGATGGAAGTTGATATTGTTACTCAAGGTCTGAGATGACACAGTTTAGAACGCTTCCTCCGTTTGGTGGGGATCAGCGAGCTGTCGCAGAGGTAGTGCGAGGCATCATGGACGGAAAGACCAATAATACTGGCTCCGTTACGTTGGCCACTGGTGGCGCTACTAGCACGACAATCTACAATGAGCGTATAGGCTACGATAGTGTAATTCTATTAACTCCTACTGCATTGGTATCGTCAACATCTTATGTTCCGTATGGTGCATTCCAGGACGATACAGATCAAACCATTGCAAGTACGACAACTGCTTATCCAATGGAGTTAAAGACGACGGATTATGCGTTAGGTACATCAATAGTAGATAACTCAAAGATTAAAGTTGATTATTCTGGATTATGGAATATTCAATTTAGTGCGCAATTTTCTAACACTGACTCTCAGATTCAAGATATTAGTATATGGTTTCGCAAGAATGGAACAGATGTATCTGCATCAAATAGTGAGTTTTCTATTACCGAAAGACATGGTTCAATTGACGGCACATTGATTGCTGCACTTAATTTTTTCTTGCCAATGGCTAAAAATGATTATGCGCAAATAATGTGGCGTGCTTCAAACGTTGCAGTGTCACTACAAAACATTCCAACGCAGACAAGCCCAACAAGACCGTCTACACCATCAGTTATTGCAACAATTCAACATGTTTCCTCTAATGGATACACAAGCAATACATTTGAAGATCCATTCATAAGCTCAACATCACAGGGTAGCGCTGTTATTACTCACGCAGCAAATACAGTAGCAGGGAGAACCTACGATTATGTTATTGTTGGTTAATGGAAACTAAATATATTACTCCGCAAGAGCTAAGGTCGTGGTGGCCTTCCGTTAGACCAGGACTAGAGAATGTTAAGACAAAAAGCCCTGAAGATTGGATTGTTGAGGATGTGTATGTAGATTGCTATAACGGTAGATCGATGCTTTGGGCATTGATTGATAACGGTAAGACGATAGGGTTTTGGGTATTGCAGCCAGATGGCGATAAATTGCACGTTTGGGCTGGTTGGTCGTTAGAAAATAGACATGATAACCTTGAAAATGGATTAAAATACATAAAAGAGGTTGCGCGTCAAGGTGGAGCGAAATACATAACATTTTCTAGCCATCGAAAAGGCTGGATTAAGAGGGCAAAGAGTCTTGGATTTAGCCCTAGAACATGGATAAGTGAGGTTTGATATGGCTGGTGGATCACAAGGTTCTACATTTACTCCAACAGAGACAACTCTTGATCCTACGCTGCGTCCTTACGTTGACACAGCGCTAAGTGAGGCAGAGAGGCTTCGTCAAGCTGGTGGCCCTGCTTACTATGGTGGTGAAACCTACGTTAAGCCTAGCGCACAAACGCAGACAGCGTTGTTCTTAGCGCAGCAACGTGCAGGCAAAGGTAGTCCACTACTTAGAGGCGCTCAAAGCACTGTACAAGGCTTAATGGGTACTCAAAGTCCATATGAATCACAGTATGCTAGTAGGGCTGGCCAGACTAGCCAATACGGTTCGGCATTTGATGCTTTGGCTGGTCAAACTAGCAAGTATGGCTCTGTATTTGATGAGATTGGTCAGGCTGCTAGTCCGTATCAGCAGCAGTTTGCAGGCATGGCTCAAAACGCCTACGTTGACCCTAATCAAGCCTTCTATAATCAAATGAAGGGCGGTGCAATGCAGAATGAGGCATTAGCTGGCACTCGCGCAACATCACAAGGTGCTTATCTTGGTGGTAGTCCTTATCTTGAGGGCGCATTAGGCCAGGCTAATCGTCTAACGGCAGAATCGTTGCAAGAAGGCATCCGCGGTCTGCAAAGCAAGACATCATTAGCTGGTCGCTATGGCTCTGGTGCAGAGCAACAATTAGCTGGCAAGATGGGTGATGCTGCGGCTAGGGCTTTGGCTGAACAGAATCAACAAGCATACCTGCAAAACTACCAGCAAGAGCGTGGCTTGCAAGAACAAGCATTGCAATCTCTTGGTGGTCTATCGCAACAAGGTTTCGTCAATCAACTCACAGGCGCTCAAGGTCTTGGCACTGCTGCACAGCAAGCCTATGCTAATCAAATGGGTGCTACACAAGCGGCTCAAGGTGTTTACGGTGCTGATCTTGCTAATCGCATGGCTGCGGCTCAAGCAGGTCAAAACGTATACCAGCAAGACTTTGCTAACCAAATGAGTGCAACTCAAGCAGGTCAGAATGTGTACCAGAGTGACTATGCTAACCAAATGGCTGCACTAGCTGGCGCTCAAGGCGTAAGAGGCGAGGATATAGCTACACGTTTGTCTGCTGCTGGCATGGCTCCTAATCTTGCTGCTGCTGACTATGCTGATCTTGATAGATTAATGGCTGTTGGTCAAGCTCAAGAAGGCTACACAGCGGCTCAACAGGCTGCTGATAAGGCTCGCTATGACTATACAGCTAATCTCCCGTATCAAACACTACAAAACTACGGTGCGTTTATTACTGGTTTACCGCGTGGTGGTATTACTAAAGAATACGTTGCTCCTAAGACTGCGGCTGAACAAGCTGCCGCTGATGCAAATAGTGGCTATTCAAACAACTATGGTGGTTATAGAGCTTATTAAAGGAATATTATGGCTGATCCAATTACACTAGCTGCTGTCGGTTCCGCAATGAGCGCTCCTGCTGCTGTTGCTGCCGCTACTCCTTTCACTATGGGTGCTATGGGCGCTGCTGGTGCTGCTGGCGCTGCTGGTGCTACTACTGCGGCTATGGGTGCAGGTGCAGGTGCGCTTGGCACTATGGGTGCAGTAGGTGCTAATCCACTAATTACAGCAGGAACTAATGCTGCACTAGCAGGAAATAGTTTGTTAAGTACGGCTGGAAATGCTGCTGCTGCAAATATTATTCCTACTCAAGCGTTCCCTGCTGCTTTGTCATCAGCTAATCCTGCATTTGTTGGGCCACAGACATTTATGGGGCCACAAGCACCAACAATGATGCAGTCTGCTATTAACACAGGTCAAAATATTCAAGGATTGATGTCTGAGAATCCTGCATTAACTAGCGTGGCTAAACAAGCTGCTGGTGGAATGATGCAGCCTCCACCACCACCTAAAGTATTGCAAGCACCACCAGCAGCTTGAATTGCCCGCTCACTAGTAGTTTGTGCAACAGGAAAACCTAACTTTGTAAGCAATCCTTCAACCGCACCAGATGGTGATGGTATCTGCATACCTTTAGGTAGAACTACATTTGCGCCTTGTGTAGCCATTTCAGCTAATGGCAATGCAAGTCCACCAGCAACCGCACCTATAGGGCCACCAGCCAAGAATCCAGCTCCAGCACCAGCAGCAACAGGCGCAGCGCCTCTAGCGGCCAAACCAGCTCCACGAGTGAAGTCTTGCATAGGAGTAGTTTGCTGTGGCGTAGATACTTTTTGAATAGCCGCAACAATCTGCTCATCTGACATTGAGTCAGGAAACTCAACTAATCCTTGACCTGGCACATCAATTACTTTTGCCATTATTCAAGTCTCCCTGTTGCAGGATTATATTTTCTTGCGCCAGCAGGAGCAGGAGGAGCTTGTTGATCTAATGAGTAAAAATCAGCGAGATCAGCAGTATCAGGACGATTACGCAATCTTCCTAAGTTTTTCTCATGTGCTTTAATTTTAAATTGCGATGTTTTTTCAAGAGCATTAAGCAAAGCCAATACTTCAGGCTGTGTAAATGTCTGCAAGTCACCAGCAGCAGCACGCTTAATCAAACCACGCTCATTTTCAGTAATTGCGCCTTGACCTTTCATTGCTTGTGCAGCAGATAATTCAAGACTTGCAAGACCTTGCATAGCAACAGCGG